CGCCCATACATGGAGGAGATGGCAGAAGAGTGCCAGAAGCGTGGCCTGCGGTTCTACGTGAGCGACGCACACTGGAAAGAGCTGAGCGCGAATGGGTGCTGCTGTGGAGCCGGGGAGGCATTCCCGTACAGCCGAGGGCAGTTCCTCGAGGCCCTCTTGGTTGCTAAGAGCGAAGGGCGGGTCACCTTCGAGCGGATCGACGCTGGCCTGCAACCGATGGGCGGCTTCCTCTATCGTCGTGCCGTTGGGCTAAACCAAAACAGCTCTGAGCGGCGTGCTCAGTTCGGTTGGTTCTCCCTGCGCGATTGGATCCGCCACAAGTGGAACGACGTGAACAACCAGAACAGCCCATACAAGTACTTCGGCGGTGTGCTCCGCCCTGATGGCACGGATGAGAACGGGGACGTCATCTACAAGTACGTCGGGGAGAATGGGCAATGAGCGACTGGGTGGTGGCAATCCCATCGTACAAGCGTATGGGTCGGCTAGTCGACTCAACCCTTGCCACCTTGGCACGTGGTGGGGTGCCTCCGGTAAAGATCACCATCTTCGTCGCAAACGAAGAAGAACGGGCTCTGTACGAAGCTGCGGTTCCAAAGGAACTGTACGGTGGGCTGGTGATGGGTGAGGTCGGGATGAACAAGGTACGCAACTGCATCGTGAGGCACTACGCGCATGGGCAACCTCTAGTCCAGTTCGACGACGACGTGCGAGACGTTATGGCCCTCGACCAGACGGGGAAAAAGCTGGAGCCCATCACTGAGCTGGTGCCGTTCTTCGACTTGGCTTTTGCGAAGTCCAAACACTGCGGCGCTAGGCTCTGGGGCTTGTACCCGGTGTGCAATGCTTTCTATATGAAGCCAGGTGTGACCACGGACTTGCGTCAGATTACCGGGGTAGTGTGGGGTGGGATCAACGACCATCGGCTGCCGGAGATGCACTGCTGGTCGAAGTCGGACATCGAACGGACGCTGCAATACTACGTCGTCGATGGAACTGTCCTGCGTTTCAACAACGTGGCCGCAAAGCAAAGACCATGGACGGAACCTGGTGGGTGCCAGGCACCCGGAATCCGCTCGGCTGCTACATCGCAAGAAGCGGCGGAATATCTGTGCCTGAAATACCGCGGGCTCTGCCACATGGCCAAGGAAAGCCAGGGTCAGGCGCAGGTGAAGCTAAAGGACACGCTTGGGCTTGGCTCTCGCATCCTCCATCTGAGGCGAGGGGCACGCTGATGGCATCTCGACCCTGGAGTGTCCATATGGAACTGACAGAGGGCTGCAATCGGTTCTGCACCTTTTGTGGAATCCGCTCCATCCGAACCAGGGCTGGCGAGGACCTGAAGTTCCTGAGCTTGGAGATGGCAGGCAAGATTGCCGGGGGCCTGGCGGCACTGGCTCCGAATGCCCGTCTTGAATTCGCGATGCATGGGGAGCCGACTCTCAACCCAAACCACGAGAGGATCCTGGCCGGATTTCACAAGGTGCTCCCCAATGCGCAGATTCAGTTGACCACCAACGGTAAGCTTCTTCTGCGGGACATTGTTGACGGGACGGGGAGACTGTTCCGTGCTGGCGTGAACCTCTTGGTGGTGGACACTTATGATACCGAACGGGAGGCATTGCGGAAAGCGGCGCAATTGCTACCCGCCGCCGGGATCAAGGTGTTCGACTTCTTCGAGGATGAGGCATGCCCATCACCATGGGGAAATCATCGCGGCAAAGTCCAAAGAACTGTTGTTCTGATGGACGACCTGGCTAGGCGAAGCGGCGAGAAGCGACAGAAGCGCATCACGAACCAGGCCGGTAACGGGAAGCAAGCGCCAATCCCAGCGGAGCCACTGAAAGCGATTTGCACGATGCCGTTCCGCGAGATGAGCGTGTGCTGGAACGGGAATGTGTGCATTTGTTGCAACGACTGGAGCCAGGAGTTCGTCGCAGGTAACGTCGGCGAGCAGCCTCTCTCCACCATCTGGAACGGCGATAGAATGCAGGCCGTCCGTAGGATCCTGTTTGCCAGGAGTAGGGAGTTCCAGCCCTGTGCCAAGTGCGATGTAGGCTCAGGCAACCGATGCGGACTGGTGGATCCACAGGCTCCACCAACCGACAAGGACTGGGAAATCGTGCGAACGCAATACAAGGAGATCGGCAATGGTTGACCCCCGAGAGATGAACGACACCCCTCGCACCGCGAAGCCCGATACCTCACCCTTCGACGTCGTGATGCTGAAGATCGGGGTGAGCGAGCAAACCTGCAAGCCCGAGGACATCAAGCGCATCCGGGTGATGGCGACCGACCAGATGAACGCCATCTGGGACCCGAAGGTCGTGGCCGAGGAGAAGGAGTACCGCTGGGTCCACACGACCCCGCCCGGGCACGAGACCGAGCTGGAGATGTCGGCAAGGTCGCGCCTCTACAACGGTGGGGCGACCGACCCGAAGAAGATTGGCTTCGAAGACCCCATCCCGATGATGCCTGGCTACGACAAGAAGTAGCCTTGCCCGCGTTGTGATAGGCTTTCTGCCAGGAGGTCCCCATGGCCGACAAACGCAAGCACGACTGCGCAGGCGACTGCGAGCACGACCCCAAGTTCCAGCCGCACCCGCCGCTCGACAAGGGCGAGACCGCGGAACCGAAGCACGTCGAGGCCACGCCGCTCGTCCCCATCGTTCCGCTGGGCAACTGATGGGCCTTCCAGCGCCGGCGCCGTTCAACCCCGAGGAATTCCAGCGCACCATGGAGGCGCTGAAGGAGGGAACGTCTGCAGCCGACAGCCCGATGCGCCCGGACTTCGACCCGATCCAGCACCGAGAGGTGGTGGCGGAGGCAGTTCACGGGCGGCGCATCGAGGACTTTAGGCAGGCCCTGGAGCGGGCGGGATTCGTCTACTGGCCAGCTAATAGCATCCCGCCGGGCTGCGAATCGACGAACCCGATGGAGCCTTCGCGCCCGATCGTCGAGGGCCAGTGGCGCCGGATTCCCGACGCGCGCTTGCCCCGCCGGCTGGCGCTCACAGAAGCACAAGTGCTGGCCTGGTTCAGCGGACCGGAGGAAATGTGGAAATGGCTGAAGGGCATGGCGAACCAAACGAGGATCCGACAGCACCAGCAGGAACGGAACCGGCAGATCCGGTCGTGCGTTCCCAGGTAGAGCGGGCCTTCGCCGACACCATGCCGGAGCCGGTTCCATCCGTTGGGGAAGGTCATCCGGTTGACTTGGACGCGCCGAAGGTACTGCGTCCAAAGTGGATAGATCGAGTTCTTGGGGCTGTACTTGGCAAGGCGATTAAGGGCCTGAATCCTGATAGGATGGATTCTCAGGGACTGCCATGAAAGAAATCCATCTCGGCCAAGGTAAGGTGGCTCTCGTCGATGACGAGGATTTCGATGCGCTTTCTGCTGTCAAGTGGCTCACGCGTCGCCACAGGAACACGTTCTACGCACACCGAAATGTACGCATGCCAGACGGCAAGTGGGTGACAGAGTTCATGCACCGTGTGATCCTTACCTACAAGCTCGGGCGCGACGTTGCCGTTGGCATGCACACCGACCACGTGAACGGCGACGGCCTCGACAATCGTCGAGAGAACCTGCGCGAGGCAACCGGAGGGCAGAATCAGCGGAACTGCCGACGCCGAAAGGCTAACCCGTCGAGCCAGTATCTCGGCGTTAGCAGGGATACTGTGAACAACAAGTGGCAAGCTCACGTCATGGTCGACTACAAGAGCATACGTCTTGGCCGCTACGTGACCGAGCTGGCAGCCGCCCAGGCGCGCGAGACATTCATCAAAGCGCATCCTGAACTGAACGCACGCTCGAACTTTTTGCGTGAAGGAGAACCTGGATGAGCGCAGCAACAGCGAACCTCCAGGTGCGGGTGCCGCTAGCAGCCGACATCAAGCAGTACTTCTTCGCCAACGCGGTCGTCGGAGAGACCCAGCGGTTCCGGCAGATCAACCGGTACGAGGCGTTCCTGAATTGCATGCAGTACGCCCACCAGCCATACGACTGGTGGGGGCAGAACGCCGACGCGGCCGAGACTGTCAGCCCGAACGTGCAGGTTCCGCTGGGATGGAACCAGCCGGCGCTCAACCTGCTGGCACGCCAGAAGCGTCCCACGGCCCCATACCATCTGTGCAAGGCGATTGTCGACCGCTTCACAGGTCTGCTTTTCAGCGAAGCCCGCAAGCCGGATGTCGAGGTCGAGGGCGACCCGGACACCGACGACTTCCTGCACGCCTGCATGGAGCAGATGCGGTTCTGGGCCCGCTGGCGCGAGGCGCGGACGATTGGCGGAGGCTGCGGCTCCGCGATGGTCACTTTGCACTTGAAGCGCGGGCGCTTCGTAATGCAGGCACACAACCCGAAGCACGTGCAGATCCTTTGGAAGGATCGCCGCGCGCTCGAACCACTGGCGGCGCTCATCATCTATCGCTACCCGCAGGAGGAGTTCGTCACCGACCCGAAGAGCGGTGAGGTCACCAGCCGGGTGGTCGAGTACCTGTACCGGAGGATCATCACCGACCAGGACGACACCGTCTATAAGCCGGTCAAGATCGAGCCGGCGGCGAACCTTGCCTGGGAAGTTGAGTCCACGGCTCAGCATGGGCTCGGCCTCTTCCCGGGCGTCTGGATTCAGAACAAGCCGGTCATCGAGCAGGAAGACGGCGACCCGGATTGCCAGGGTGCATGGCAGAGCTTCGACACGATCGACCGCCTGCTGGCCCAGATGAACAAGGCGCTCCTTCTGAACCTGGACCCGACGTTGGTGCTCAAGCTCGACCCGAAGGAGCTGCTGGCACAGGGTGGGTCGGTCCGAAAGGGTAGCGACAACGCTCTCTACGTTGGCGCCCAGGGCGATGCCAAGTACCTGGAGATGATCGCCAGCGGCGTCGAGGCCGGGCACAAGCTGGTCGACCGGCTGAAGCAGAACATCCTCGACGTCACCCGGTGCGTTCTCGCCGACCCAGAGAAGCTGTCTGGCGCGGCCCAGTCCGCCAAGGCCATGGAGTATCTCTATGCGCCGATGCTGGAGCAGGCCGACGAGTTCCGCAGCCAGTGGGGGGACTGCGGGGTCATCCCGATTCTGCGGCTGGCCGAGATGATGGCGCGCAAGTTCCACGGCGTCGAAGTCGAGCAGGGGGGCAAGCAGGTCGTGCTCGAGCTGGACCTGCCGAAGCGAGCAGACGGTTCCCCGCGGGTACTGGGGCCTGGCGGATGGATCCGCCTCCGGTGGGGCGCGTACTTCGCCCCGACCGAGAACGACAAGCAGACCCAGGTCACGACCATCATGACGGCGAAGACCGCCGAGCTCATCGACGCCGAGACGGCCAGCAACCAGGCGGCTGCGATCTTCGGAGTTCAGGATGCAAAGGCGATGCTCGAAAAGATCCAAGAGCAGAAGGCCAGCGACATGGACGACTTCAACATGGAGCCACCTCCGGTCGCCGACAAGAACGAGCCGCCGGGCGCGCCGGCCGGGCAGGGGGGTAAGCCGTGAACCTCAACGGAAATTCGACATTCATGATGCCAGGGTCCGCGCAGAGCTGGCGTCTATGCCCATGCGGAAAGCCGGAAGACTTCACACACGTTTGCAATCCAATCATCCAGCTTGCGACGACGGTGGAGATGCTGTGTCGTAGATGCGGGCGTCCATTGCACTTGTTTCACGTTTGCCCGGTTGGAGGACCGTAGTGCTGCGCCTCGCGGTGGACTTCGACAAGACGCTGGTGGAGGGACAGCCCATGCGCTTGCGATCCGGCTCGGTCGAGGCCCTGCGAGCGTTCAAGGCCGCGGGCCACCACCTGACCCTTCACTCCGCCCGCTCTACCCCCGACGGAGCGGCCCCGGTGCTCGAAGACGAGGCCGGGCGCTTCTGGCAGTACGGGGAGATCCCGGCGCGCACCCAATTTCAGTGGGATCTGTTCGATGAGATGCGGACCTTCCTCAAGGCTGTCGGCGTTTGGGAGATGTTCGACGACGTCTGGACCAGCCCTGGCAAGCCACTGGTCGATCACTTCGTCGAGGACCTTTCCTTGCTTCCCGACTGGGCGATCCTCCAACGGCAATTCGGGCAGGAGGATGTGCGATGAAGCACGGACTACTTGGTCTCTACTTGGGCCTGCTCCTATTCGCACTGGCATCTGCATCCTGCTCCGGCGCACCTGTCATCTACACCCACGGGATCCCGCACCTGTTGCAAATCCCAGGTCACCCCAATGCATACCGGAGTGGAGCGGTCCCAGCGACCGTCGAGGCGATTACCTACCTTGGCGACGAGCTTGGCATCCACAGAATCTACGAATTCGAGCGCGCCGACGAAGAGGCCGACCACGCCCAGCTCTTGCTGATAGCGGGAGCACACGGCATCGAGGTGGTGTCGCTGGCAATGCCGCCTTACACGAAACTCGGGACACTCGACGACTACGAGGACACGATCGAAGGCCCGAGCGATGAACAGCAAGCGGCCATCGTTGCGGCCGCGGCCTACGTGCGGGACAACCCAGGCATCAAGGTGCTGGGCCACTGCCACAACGGCAACGACCGAACGGGAGACTGGGCCGGAACTGTCGTTCTGGACCAGATGACGATCAAGCAGGCTTACGAGTACATGACAAGCACGGGGTTCCACCCGGAGCTGGTTGGACTTCTCGCCCAGTGGTGGACATTTGCCAAGGCGTTCAAGTCCGGATCGTTGGGTACTCAGGAGGTGGGCAAGTGAGCGACTATTCTTCTTGGGCATCGCGAAGGTCAGGCCGAGGGCAGCGTCCGGCGGAAGAACCACGGGCGGTCCAGCAGCAGGCAGCCGCGCCCACGCTCCCGGCGCCGCCGGCGGGGTACGCATGGGGCTACCACAACGGCGGCTACATCCTGGTGCCGCTCGGGCAGCCGATTCCATCCGCGCAGCCGGCGTTCGTTCCGCCACCTCGGCAGCCGACGGGTCTTCGTCCGTTCGTTCCCCAGCCCATCACCAGCCAGTTCCCGTCGGGCCACGCTACCGCGCGAGTAGAGACTTGCGTGCTGGTAAAGCCTGGCGACAAGGACCCATACGCCGAGCTGCTGGCCAGCCTGCCCGACCTGGTTCCGGACAACGGCGGCTACGACGCCATGGCGGGAAACCCTTCGCCCATGACGATCGCCGAGGCTGGGAACTGCGCGGAGTTCGCAACCAGCCAGGACGGCCAGGCGATGCGGGCCTTCCCAGAGGGCGCAGTCCTGGCGCGCGGCTCGGTGCCGTTGAAAGGATCGGGGAACTGATGCCACGAAAGCTCGAAGGATGGGCCCGACGGAAGATCAAGGCCGACCGCCGGCAGGCAGCCAAGGCGAAGACCGACGCAGACGTCGTGGCGACCATCCAGCGGGAGGCCAAGGCCGCCGAAGCCACCCTGAAGAACGACGGCAAGGGAGGGCTCGACCCGAACCTGGCGCTCAAGGTATTTCGCCGGGACGAGTACACCTGCCAGGTTCCGAACTGCAAGACGCCGAAGAAGGAAGTCGATCTCGACCATATCGGCGGGCACGCGCACGAGCTGGAGGAAGATCCGGAAGCGTCGGCGTGGCTAAAGGAGCAGGCCGAGAAGGGCAAGGAGAATACGCCAGATGGAATCCACGTGCTCTGTGGCCGACATCACGATCTCGTACACCAGCGTGACCGCGCCATCGAGAACGGCAAGCAGCCGCCGCCGATGACGAAGTGAGGACCGGATGGCCTGCACAGCCTATCTCCTGCGCCCGGTGAAGATTGGACCAAAGCGCTGGGACATCCGCTGGGAGCAGCTCTCGCTGTGGGAGTCGCCCAGGATGCAGCAATACCTTGAGCGCAGGTTCTGCCAGCACGGTCCACTCACGCGGATGGAGTGGCGCAGCTTGCGCAAGAAGTTCTACCGGCGCAGGAAGTGAGGCATCATGCGAGACTATTCACGCTGGGCCAAACGGAGAGCCGAAAAGGGTGAGGGATCGCGCGGTGGCCATGTCGTCGGACACACGAAAATGGGTAATCCTATCTATGGCAAGCCGAGAGATCCAAAGGCCAAGGAGGACAAGACGGATGTCGCTTCTCCTGACGCTATCAAGTCAGCTATCGCCCAAGAGAAGGACTCGCATTGGAGACTTGGATTGCGGAGGATGGACCGGCCGCCTCCCATCGGTTCCGAACTAGCTCCATCCCGCGTGTTCAACAGAAATGTGCCAACCCGGCAAAGGCTTCCAGGAACATCGGCGCTTCCCCTGAATAAAGGCGGAACCGATGTTGACCGACAGCTATCAGTTCTGCGCTCGCAGTACGGTGGCTCTCACGTGGTGCTGCTTGGTTCAGAAAGAGACCACGAGGGCGCCGACACCGGAGAGGTAGTGTTGGAGCGCGCCAAGGTTCTGCGGATTTGGCGGATGTGAAAGATGCCCGCCTCGATCGTCGCCAAGATCATCAACCTGCACCGCTCCCAGCTCCAGGGGGTCATCGAGCTGGGCGGCATCCGAAAGGTGCGGGCCAAGTACGAGACGATACGCTCCGAGCTCGAAGCCGAGCTGGCGGGCCTGCGCCGCGCCGGCAAGGGCGAGACGTTCACCGCGTACCACTTGCGTCAGGTGCTCCTGCAGGTGCGGGACGGCCTGAAGGTCTTCCAGACGGGCCTCGCCACCGAGCTGGACAACAACGGCCTGGCCACCGCCACGCTGGCCCAGCGGCACGTCGTCTCGGCGGTCAAGGCGTTCGAGAAGCGCTTCGCAGGGGCAGAGCCGGTACTGCGGCTGGAAGAGGCCGGCGTGTTCGCCAAGGTCTATGCTGGCGTCGAGCCAACGTTGCTTGCGAGATACCACCGGCTCGTCGGGAACTACCCGATGAAGACGCTGGAGCGCGTGCGGAACGACCTGGCGCTGTCGATGATTCGCGGGGATGGCGTCGACCAGGCCGTGAACAGAATCGCCGCCAAGGGCGGCATCTTCGACCGCGAGCGCTGGAGGGCCGAGCGGATTGTGAGAACCGAAGGGGCGTACGCCTACGGCATCACGAACCAGCGGAGCCTGCACGAGGTAGCGCACGAGGTGCCCAGGCTCATGAAGCGGCTGATCTCGACGTTTGACGGCCGTGAGGGCAAAGACGCAATAGAGCAACATTTGCAGACGGTGCCCTACGATGGAGAGTTCGTTTGGCACAAGAAAACTAAGGCCGGAATGGAAATCGTACGCTATTCTTTTCCGCCCTCTAGGCCTAATGATCGCGCTGTGCTAATACCATGGCGTGAAGACTACCACGCAAGCTCATCAGCGACGGGAATGGAACAGAACGGCGCGGCGTAACGTGGCCATTCTGCGCCCGATGATTGCCTTTGCCGCGGGAATTGCCGGGCAGGCGAGGGAGTTGTTGGGCGCCGGCGCACAGTCTCAGCAAGGCGTTGACAGCGACTACAGGCTATTCGAGTCTTCATGGTGGAGGGACCAGATGATTGACTACGATGCAACAAAGTGCGCAGAGGCTGCGAAGATCTATTCTGAGGCCAAGAAAGCGGCCAGAGTGGCGCAAGGAAATCTAGAAAGGACTCCGGTTGTAGATGAGGAGGCCTTTCTCGATGAAATAGCTCAAGCGTATGACCAGGATCGAAGCCCTCGACCGATACCAGAAGATCTGGTGAAACGTCATGCCAAGGCCCTAAATGCCCGTGAGGAAGCTGAGGACAACGACGCGAAAGCCAAAAATGCGATGGTCGCTGCCAAGAAGGCTTTCGACGCTGAGATGAAACTATTCCGGTCGAAGGTCTAACCACTGCGGCCAGCAAGCGCGGGCACGTGCCCTTGACCGGATAGCCGTACCGCCCGACGGACAGCAGACGCCACCCCGTTTCGGTCTGTCTACAGCGGCGCCCCTGCTCACTCCGGGCCGGTCGACCCTCGGATGCCACGCGGTCTGTAGCCCAGGCTTAGCGCGAGGAGCCGTAACTTTTCTGTCCTAAAAGTGCCAGGGCGGAGCCACAATAGAAGTGCGCCCAGGGATTCACCCAAAGGGCACACAAAGGAGAACACCATGGCATTCGGAAAGAAAATGGAGACGGGAATCATCGAGGTAAAGGCGCCCAACTTCAAGGGGATGAAGCTGCCCTTGATCGGGACGGCCCCCTATGTGACCAACAACATGAGCGACGGCAGCCGAGAGGCGATGAAGAAGGGCATGGAGGGGAAGAAGATCGACAAGAAGGCCAAGAGCGAGCGGCCGGCGAAGGACTTTAAGGCCGACTACGAAGGCTCGCTTCACCGGGACAAGGATGCGGGCTGGATCGGAATCCCGGCGGCGGCGTTCCGGGCGGCCTTGATCCGAGCCTGCAGCGGAGTCGGGATCGAGATGACCCGCGGGCGCCAGGCGTTCTTCGTCGAGGCAGACGGGGTCGACAAGGACGGCAAGCCGCTCGTCAAGATCACGAAGGGCAAGCCGGAGTACTTCGAGGCCCTGGTGAAGAACGCCAACGGCGGTAGCGACCTGCGGGCGCGCGCGCGCTTCGACGCCGGTTGGGAGTGCGTGCTCAGGGTCAGCTACGACGCCGACATGTTCAGCGAGACGACGGTCGCAAATCTCACGCTTCGCGCTGGCATGACGGTTGGAGTCGGCGCCGGTCGGCCGTTTTCCAGCGCCTCGGCTGGCTGTGGCTGGGGAACCTTCAGCATCAAGGGACTGACGAAAGCGGAAGGAGGAGACGAGAAGGCAGCGTAACGAGTTCTCCCGTGGCGATGCTGGGCAACGCATGTTTGGCTGAGCTAGGCCGTGATGGGCAGAGTAAAGCGTGGTGGGGTTCGGTACGGTTCGGCTTGGCTAGGCACAGTCGGGCGGAGCGAGGCGAGCGTGGTTCGGCTAAGTCGGGCACGGTGGAGCCGGGCCGGGTTGAGCAAAGCAAGGCGAGCGCGGAATGGCGTGGCTTGGCCGGGATGGGCATGTCGAAGCAAGGCAGGCGAGGAGTGGCGAGGTCTGGTTGAGCAAGTCAAGAGCGCAGCGGGGCGAGGCACGGCGGGGCGCAGTAAAGCAAGGCAAGCAAGGCAAGCAAGGAAACCTGAAAGGTAGGAACCGATGCCAACGAAGAAATCGAAACCAGAACAGGAACAGCAGGCACAGCAGGTCTTCTACTGGCGACCAGGAACCCAGTTCAAGATCGACCCAGTGACCGCAGGGGCGGAGCTCAAGCGGATCATCGAAGCGAATGGAAACCGAGTCGACGCCAACCGTATCGTAGACGAGGCTTCCAACCCACTCAATCCGCTGCACGAAGCGTTCGAGTGGGACGACTCGAAGGCGGCACAAGAGCATCGGCTCTGGCAGGCGCGGCACCTCGCAGGGTCTCTGCAGTTCCGTCTCATCACGCCAGACAAGCGCGAGCTGACCGGGCGCGTGTTCGTTCAGATCTCGAAGCCGGAAGGAGGACCACGACGGGACTATACGCTGACGACGTTCGCGCTCTCCCAGGTGGACATGCGGGCCGAGGTTCTGCGGACGGCGCTGCTCGAACTGGCGGCGTTCAAGCGCAAGTATCAAGACTTGAGCGAGCTGGCCCAGGTGATCCGAATCATCGATGCAACGGAGAAGGTGCTCAAGAAGAGCGCAGGCTAGGCAGGCTTGGAAAGGAAAGGCCGGGTACGGTTCGGTCAGGTTAGGCACAGTCGGGCGAAGCAAGGCGGGTCTGGCTGAGCCGCGCGTGGCAGGGCTGGGCGCGGCCAGGTTTGGCCGAGCGCAGTACAGCAGAGCAGAGCATGTAAGGAACGGCTAGGCCGAGTCAGGCGAAGTCCAGCGTGGCAAGGTGGAGTACAGCAAGGCAGGCAAGGCGGAGTCCGGTCGAGCGCGGCGGTGTCCGGTCCAGCCGGGAATGGTCCAGCAGAGCAGGGCAAGCAAGGAAAAGCGCGGCACGGTTGAGTTTGGAAAGGCGCAGTCAAGTACAGCAAGGCAGGCCAGGCTTGGTTGAGTTTAGCTAGGCCGGGCGGAGCGAAGTCTGGTGAAGCAAGGCAAGCAAGGGAGACCCCATGAAGAAGACCCAGAAACCGAAGACGAAGAACCGAAAGCCCCACCTCCTGACCCAGGAGGAATGGGAGGCCATGTACCAGGCGTGGAAGAGGAGCGAAAGCGGTCCCAGCGACCTGGCTCGCAAGGGGCGCTGCTCCCGCAGCACCGTGACCAAGTACATCAAGGACGGCCTACCTGGGAAGGGGTGGCCGTCGTTCCGAACCCGGCTGAAGATGGAAAACGCCGTGGAAGCAGAAAAGTCAGCGACGCCTGAGCCGATCGTGGACGAGTACCAGAAGTGCAGGCAGGAGAACCTGCAGGTGCTTCGCGCGCTTCGGGCTGGGATTACTAGACAGGTCCAGAAGATGATTGAGGCGGCGCAAAAAAGCCAGGAGCTATCAACAGAACAGTTGCACAGGCTGGCGCAAGCCCTGGAGTCGTGCGGAAGATCGGAAGCGTTCTGGCTGAACACACCAGAAAGCCTCACCGCCAAGGAAGTCGAGAGAGTCATCGACTACGTGAACGAGCACAACGGGGAAATTCCGCCGGGCATGACGACCAAGGCATTCCTGGATATGATCGGAGAGTTGTTCGGGGTGTTGAAGAAGAACCAGTAGCCTCCACCTCACCGTCCACCGCGGCCCGCCCTCGAAAGGGGAGCGGGCCGTTTGCATTTGGCCTACCGTACCCTGGGCAACCTGGCCCCGCTGATCGCTCCAAGTACCCCGAAGGCAGCGAGCAACCAAAGCACCACGGCGATCACGACCACCGCGTTGACGATCGCCTTAAAGGGCGGCTGCATTGGCAGGTACTTGTTGACCAGCCAGAGAAGAACGCCGACGACACAGAGGATGATGACGACGGAGAGAATGGACATTGGGTACCTGCTTTCCCACCGGAGCCTAGCACACACCCGCAACTTGCATTTGACGGCGCTGGCACACCCGTGACAGGATTGTCGGCATGGCAGGCAAAGACCAGCCCAGTCGACTCCCACCTGCGGTGAACGCTGATCTATTGCCCGACGGAATCGAGCGTGAAGTGCAGACTTCCGACGCCAGCAGCTACGCGAAAGAGACTCGGATCGCCAGTGGTGGGCTCGACGACGACCCGACAGACTCGGGCGCTCCGGTGAAGAACCGCCACAGCTACGCGAACCTGAAGGGAGGCCGCTGATGCCGTCGCCACGAGAAATCGCCAAGAAGGTCAACGAGTCTTCCCTGTTCGCCGACGGCGAGCAGGGCTACGACGCCGAGGCAGGTTGCCCGGCATCCGTCGCAGGCAAGCGCACGTCGCCCGATTACGCGGCCCACGCCGCCAACCCGCCGACGCCACCCGCGCCGGCCTCGAACCTCAAGAGGTAGCACATGGCCGAGCTGCAACACGAGTACGCGAACTGGGCGGCCCGCAAGGCCGGCAAGGAAGATCCCGCCGGCGACGACGGCGAGCAGCAGCCGGGCCAGGACGACGGCCAGGGCGAGCAGGAACCACCGCCTCCCGCGCACGAGTGCGTGACCAACGCCGCGCAGGAGATCACAGAAGCGATCGAGATGCTCGAGAAGGCCAAGGGCCAGGTCGAGGAACCCGATGCGCTCCAGAAGGTCATCGACGAGCTGACCGTCCAGCAGCAGGACCTGACCGAGCAGGCCAAGGAGCTGGAAGAGGCGGCGGCCGAAGAAGAGGACGACGGAGACGACGAGGGCGATGGGCCCACGCCGGAACCAGAAGCGGTTTGACGATCAACGACACGGAGGGCAACATGGCCACCGAAGAGAGCACCGGAAGCGTGAAGGATCCCCTGGACGAGTACGACCGCGCGCACGGCGCGCCAGACAACGGCCCGCCCAAGCTGAGCGAGGACGAGGCCTGGGGAACACGGGCCAACCCGGTCAGGGAAACTCCGCTCGCCGGTAGCGGCCTGAAGTCGGTCGGCTGATGGCCCAGTCGGTCACCATCTGGCACGCTGGGGCAGTCACAGGGCAGCCCACGCCAGTCCCGTGCGGGCCTTCGCTCGCCGACATGCTCAACACGTCCTTCAGCGGGACGTATTCGGCGTCGAAGGCGACGCGGCTGAGCGTCGTCGGGGCGACCGACCTATCCCCTTACACGGTGGCGCTCGACTCCATCACGAAGGCGCGCTTCCTTGGGGTACGGGTCATCAACGGCTCGTCGATCAAGATGCTCCTCACCAGTCCCTCCGGCACCGACCAGGCCCTCAAGGTCAGCTCGATGCTGCTCTGGCATTCACCCAATTCGGGAGACGAGATCACCGCGATCAAGCTCGTCGGAACCGCAGACATCGAACTCTTGATCGCGGGCGACGTTTCCTGACCCCCTGGAGGTTCCTTCCATGTCCAATTCTTCGATCCAAGCAGTCCTCGATTCCGGCAACATCAACCAGCTCGGCGACGCCGCGCTCAAGGCCAAGCTCGGCAGCATGTTGGCCTACGCGGCCTCGAAGATGGGCTACACCGAGACCGGCATTGCCGTGACCACGAACGTCTCGACGCTGGCCAATCAACCGTCCGCGCTCTTCCAGTGCGTCGTCGCGTCCGTCTCGGGCGGCTCGGCAACCGGAGCCAAGAAGCTTCTCCGCGGCCCGATCAGTGGCGCAGGAGCGGTAGTGCCGGCCGCCGGCGAGTGCGTTTGGGACGGCGGACTCCACGTCCTGTTCTCCGCCGCAGACCTCGCCCTCACCGCCAGCTTCACCTACGCGGTAGCGACCGACGTGGCTTCGTGCATGTTGGCAGACCTGCCGTCCGGCCAGTCCACGCTCTGATTCACTTCTCTTCGTTCCGTTCCGTTCCACCTAAAACCCGCAGACTCTCTGCACGCCCCCACCGAGCGGTCAATCGGCGAGTACAGGAGACGTCATGGCAGTAGCAGATCAACTCCCCCTCACGCCCGATCCGAACGCCGTGCCAGCGGAACCGGGAACGCCTGTCCAGCCAGTAGCGGCAGTTCCAGCGCAGCCAGCTCCCAAGCAGAAGAAGCAAGTGCAGCAGCACCAGCAGCAGGGGAAACGCAAGGGCATCATCGAGATCCCAGAGGCAGCCTTCAAGGCACGTGTCCAGCGGGAAGCGGCGGCCGAGATTCGGCGTCGCACCGGAGTGACCATCGAAGAGGCGGAGCGCCTTATCAAGGCCGGTGGAACTGTAGCGGCAGGAGGCGGGAAGACCGCCGTGGCCAATACGGCAGACGCGGCCATGGCGCAGTTGCGGGCCGAGAACGAGAGGCTGCGCAAGACCAACGAGAGGCTGACCCGCGAGGGCGTCCAGGAGCGCAAGAAGTCGGAGAAGCGCCTCCGCAACGCCAACGACGCCCGTGTCGAGGCGGAGCTCCGGGCCGATGCGCGCTTGGCCGGCATCACGGATCCTGACTACGCGGTCAATCTGTTCGCACGAGCAGTCGGGAAAGATGCCACCCTCCAGCCAGAGGCATTCTTCGCTGGCCTGAAGGATACCCACCCGGTGCTCTTTGCCACCGCTGCAACGCCGGCAGTACCGCCGCCGAAGGCCGTTGTGACACCTACCACGACGCCGCCCGAGTCGACGGCGACAGGCGAAGTGAAGCCCCATCCGAACGCCGCTGGCGCTCTGCCGGTGGAGAAGAACGCCGAAGAGGATACTCCCCAGGAATTCGCCGCCCGGCAGAGAGGCTACGGCTATGTCCCTGGGATGTGAAAGGTTCAGGATTTGATCCCCCGGTTGGAACGAGCGCGCCAGGGGATCCGATTGACGGACGCGTCGATTTGTGAGATCCCTTTGATCGTGTCGATCGTGCGCTCGCCCCAAAGCAACAGGAGCTGACCCATGCCAAACTTCCCCGACGGTTCAATCGTCAACACCAGTTTCAACGCTGGCGTCGTCTCGGCCATTCAGGACCGGACGCTGCAACGGACGTTCCGAGACCCGCTGTTCCCGCGCCTGCTGTTCAGGCTCGAGGCGGTTGCGGAGCTCTGGCCCGTGAACCTCGGTTCCAACCAGACCTTCACTCGCGCGGGGCTCATCGCTCCGACCACGCGCCCGATCTCCCCGAACGCGGAAGTGCCGACGGTGCAGTACTCCATCGAGCAGTGGGAAGCGACTGCTCAGCAGTTCGGCAGGGCGATCGACACTCACATGCCGACCAGCTACGTCACGCTGGCCAGCCAGTACCTGCGCAACATGCATCAGCTCGGCGTGCACGCGGGACAGTCCATCAACCGCGTCGTTCGCGACAAGCTGTACAACTGCTACGTCGCCGGCAACACGGTCGTCGTCGCGGCCGGCTACGGCGGAGGCACGGCGCTCCCGGTGCAGAACCTCGCTGGCTTCACGCGCAAGCTGTTCAACGGTCGCCCGACCATCGTCAGTGCGACGAACCCACTGGCCATCACGGTCAACGGCGTGGCCAACACGGTGACCGGGTTCGTCTCCAACATCGCGGGCGATGAGATCCACAGCGGAACTCTCACCCTCAGCGGCGCAGTCGGTGCAACGGCAGGGCGCGTGGCGGTGCTGGCCACCAATCGCTCGCAGATCCTCTACTCGGGCGGCGGCACCCGCGTCGATGACGTGGCGAGCACGGACCAGTTCCGCATGGCGGACATCCGGGCCCAGATCGCCCAGCTTCAGTTCGACAACGTCCCGACCCACGAGGACGGGACCTACCACTATCACCTCGGCCCGATCTCGCAGTCGCAGATCTTCGGCGACAACGAGTTCCAGCGGTTGAACCAGTCGATGCCCGACTACATCCACTACCGGAAGTTCGCCATCGCGTTCTTGCTGGGCGCGACCTTCTATCGCAACAGCGAGTGCCCCACCGTCGCGACCGTCAGCGAGGATCCGGTCGACGGCTACACCACGGCGTTCGAGCTGACCAACCCCGCGGGCGTGGTTCTTCACCGCCCGATCGTTACCGGCCAGGGTGCTATCGAAGAGAAGTACCTCGATGAGTCCAAGTACATCTCTGAAGCCGGCGTCCAGGGCAAGATCGGCGAGTTCTCGGTGGTCAACGGCGGCATGCAGATCATGACCGAGCGGATCCGCCTCATCCTGCGCGCCCCGATGGACCGCCTCCAGCAGACGACCTCGGCCGCGTGGTCATTCTCGGGCGACTGGGCGATCCCGACCGACGCCACCGCCACCAGCAGCGCGGCGAGCTACAAACGCTGTTCCATTTGCGTCCACGGCGCGTGATAGGCAAGCGCCGATGCGGAGCCGTTCATCCTCGCCGTCCGTCCATGCGACGGCGGGGGTGCGCCCGCGCAAGTTCTGTCCAGCTTCGGCTGGACTGAAATCGTTGGTCTTAGGACCTTCGATTACTGGACGGACTCGTTCCGTCCTTGCGGCAGACTTTGGTCTGCCATTGTCGCTCACGTTGACGGAGGGCTTCGTCCCCACCCGCTCATGTTTGCGACGCCAGACGGGTGGTCTTGTGGTGTACGCTCCTAGCCGCGTCAGCGCTATGGTAAGGACGTCGACTTCGGTCGTTCGTCCTGACCCACTCTGACCCCCGTCTGGTCTACTTTTCCCTCGGTGGAATCAAGGAGAACGTCATGGCGAACCAGAATCAGAACCCGCAACAGAACATCCAATCCCAGCAGCGCGCAGAAGAGCCCCAGCCGGCAGCCCCGCAGGCGCCGCGCACCGGTGGGGGAGAGAAGCGCTTTCGGGTGAAGGAAGAGGCGCACATCGCGCGCGGTGGTTCGCACTACACGTTGCCAAAGGGCAAGACGATCTCCAGCCACGGCTACGACATCCAGTCCCTCAAGAACCAAGGGGTCCAGCTCGAGGAGGTCGCCTGAGCGCGACCTAGGTGCTGATGGCGTACGCGGTTCTTACAGAGGAGGAGAAGAACCGGATTCGCTATCACGGCGGATACCTTTTGATCGATCCAGCCTCGGCGATCATTATTGGCATTCCGGCCGCCACTCAGCCCGCGTTCCTGGTCGAACAGGCCATGGAACATATTCCCGAAAGCGCGGTGGCGATCATTCGGAATACAGTCGCGAAGTGCGACATTACCGAGAACAACATCATGCTGGCTCAGACCCGCATGGTGGCCCGGTCGGTCGACGAGATCGACCTGAACCCCGAGGAGGCCGACCAGCTCCGCGGCGAATACCGATACTGGGTGCAGAAGCTCTACGACATCCTGGGGGCGCCCATCAACGCTTACGCTTCCGCTTTTCAATCGGGCGGCAGAATGCCGCTGAACATTCCTGTCGTCCACTGAGGAGGATTGCATCATGAGTCTGATCGTTTGCAACTTGACCGGAACCGATGTCGTGCTCGTGAAGGGCACGCGCTCCGTCACGGCCCCGGCGAAGGTCGGTGGCTTGACCTACGGGCCGCCCGTCAACGTCACGAGTGAGCTGAAAGGTCTGGTGGCCGGCGACTACACGTTGCTGGAGGCCCAGCGGACCGGTGCGCTGGCGTACTTCTGGGATAATGGCATCCCGCTGTTCGCGGTCGGTACACTCACGGTCGGCGTGGATGTTCGCGGCGTGACCGTGCAGAACACCACCACGACCGTCAGCGCGCTCGTGCAGTCGCGTAAGGTCGAGTTCCCTGCGACCACCAAGGCGGCCGAGCTGATCAGCGTCGTCAACGCTGTCCTGCCCTCCAACGTAGCTCTCACACTGGCGCTCCAGCCGGATGTGGCGCGCAAGCTGCAGGTGCGCGTGGTTACCGGAAGTACGGCCGGAACCCTGACTCTGGTGGGCGTCGGCGCCAGCGGCCAAGCGGTCACTCAGGCGATCGACATCTCGACGAGCGGTGGAACACGCACGGTCATCACGAACGATGCCTACGCCACCCTGACGAGCGCGACGATCTCGGGCGGAAGCGGTTTTGCCGGAACGGTTGGAATCGGCCTGGGCGCGGCGCTTGGCCTGCCGGTCAACAAGAGTCCGGTGGCCACGGCATTCGCCGTCTACAAGGCGCAGGTCAACGGCCTGGACGAGGCGGTTGGTACTGTCGATGCCACCGCCGGAACCATCATCCCGACGACCGCGCCGGACGCCGCGCACTCATACGCGTTCTGGTACAACTTCACCGTGACTCCGACCTCGCCTACGCACAACCACACGCTCGCCTAGTGCGGGTTCCCTCTTTTCGCCCCGATAAGGAGAAGTCATCATGGCCGAATCCAAGAACATCATGACGGAAGACCTGGGCAACGGGAACTTCCGCCAGACCGAGACGACCGGCGCACCTGCCATCGAATCCAGGCAGACCTGCACCGACGTCACCCGGCCCGCAGCCTCCACGTTCCTTCCAGGAACCGGCATCTGGAACAGTGACGACAGCGCCTACAACTACAGCGACGGAACCAACTGGGTCGACGCACTCGGCGCCCTGACCTAAGCGGGAGGCCTAAATGGCCGGAGACCGCACCCGACAGAACGACCCCGCGGCCGAGCTGCCCGAGCTCGCGGGGTCGGTGCGGCCGTTGCGGACCGACGAGGTCCGGCAGAGTCTGATGAGCACGCTTTCGCCAACCATCGACAGCATCCGACAGATCGCCACCGACCTCGGCCTGCGCCCGTACCGGGTCTTCATCGTCCACGTGCTTTGGACTGGTGACAAGGTTGGTGCGGGCAACCCGATTGAGCTGAGCAGGCGGGAGATCCTGCCAACTCCGCGCATCCGGGACATGAGCGCAACCACCGAGGTGTTGAGC